ATAGGGAAATAAATATGTCTGTTAAAAATATGTTAGATAAAGGTTTAGAAAAAATAGTTTCACGCAAATTGCTTGTTTGGTCAGTAGCAACAGGATTGGCAATTTTTGGGTTTTTAACGAGTTCTGATTGGGTCATGATTTCTGCTCTCTATATTGGAGGGCAAACCGTAGTAGATTCTATCGCAAAGATGAAATCCTCTTAATTTTTTATATCAAAAAGGAAAAAAATCAAAATTACAAAATAACAGTTAAGAAATATTATCAAAGAAGAATTAAGAAGTATAATGGAACAAGACACAAATACAACAGAAGAAATTAAACAACAAATTAAAACTTTACTCAGCGGACGTGGACGTGGTGATCTTGAAGACAGACTGCGTGAATATAAAGAAATAAATATGGTGTTGGGTGGAGATTAAAGACAGTAAACATCGCGCCACTTAAGTTATTAATAGTAGGAATAATGATATATATTTTAAATTTTTTAAAAAAACACTGGAAGGAACTTTCGCTTATTACTTTACTTCTTGTAAATTGTTTTTTTTGGCAAAAAGATCATAAAAATCTATTAAAAATCATAAATGAAACAGAAAGAATTCACCAAGAAGAAAAAACAGCATTAATAGAAAGCTACAAAAACGAAGCATCAAGAATAAGCGAAGTTATTAAAAAATATGAGAAGGATATGGCTATTCTTCAAAAAGAAAAGAATGATTTTATAATTGAATTAGAAAAGAAAAAAGTTGTTAATGAAAAAGAAATCGTTAAAATGAGAAGAGATGATCCGCAACAACTTATTATAAAAATTCAAACTGAATTTGGCTTTGAATATGTGGATGAATAAAATATTATTTTTGTTGAGTGCAGCTTTATTCTTAACAAAACCCGCCTTTGGAGACGAGGGAAGATTTTCTCTTATTCCCAAAGGCGGGACAATTTCATATGATGCTATATGTTTTGATGATATTGCAACAGCAAAACTTTTGACATTTAAAGAGTTTGTTGAATTAGAATATAAAAAAAAGTGTGAATTTGAGAAAAGTGAATTACAAATTTCTTTGCTCAAAGAGCAAGATATTTTATTTATTCAATTTGAAGAAAACAAAAATCGTTTTGAAATTCAATTAAATGCTTTGCAAGATGAAAATGATCTTTTAAGAGAAAAGATATCTAAAACAACAAAAGTAAATCTCCCAGTTGCAATAGTAATAAGTACAGCAGTAGGTTTTAGTATTGGGTTTGGAAGTTATTATATAGCGAGTAAATAATGTCTAGAAAATTAGATTTAAATGATATAGCAAAATTTGAACAAGCCATAGCAAATAAGTATGGCGAAGAAGCGATAGAAAACCCAAGAAAATACTGGAATGATGAAAAAGAAAAAGATTATTTAAATCAGATTAAAGAAGTATATGAAAAAGAACTTATACAAGATGAAAAGAATGATAAAATAGAGCAAGATGGTTTTTTAGTTTCTAAAAAACTATTTAATAAAGAAACCACCAAAAGGATTTGCCCTGTTTGTGAAGTATACTCTTTTAAAATAAAAGATGATGTTTTTATGAACAAATTTGACTGCTGTTATAATTGTTATATCAAATGGATAGAAGGCGGAAGAGAAGAAAGATGGCTTTCCGGTTGGAGACCAACAAAATCGTAGGAGTATTTAAATGGCCACAACATTAGAAATTATAAAAGGAATATCACAAGTAATATCAAATTCATATGATGGTGCGCTTGATGATAAAGGTGAACCTATTAAAATTGGTCTTAAAAGAGAAGAAGGAAATCCATTAATTGATTCTAGAGTAATGGATGGGTTTGGTGTTAAATTTATGGGAAATAAATTGTGCATTACATATCAAGCAGAAATCCAGTTAAAAGATATCCATGGCAATGGAGCAAATGCTTTTGAGACTGAAATAGACCAGATGATTACTGATATTGCTTCATTTATCAAAAAAGAATATAAAAAAGTAACAGGAACAGCACTTACTCTTACACCAGAAAAAGAAGTAAATATCTTAGCCCAAAGTACATCAAGAATTCGTCATTTTATAACCGCAAATAAAATGTTTAGCATTGGTGGAGTAGATTCAGAAGAAATATTACAACCATCGACAGAAAGACTAGATGCTAATTTTAAGAAATTTTTAGAAATGGGTGGAACAGGTCGCGCTCCTAATGATAAGCGTAAGGATTAATGTCGCTATCTAGAGAAGAAATTTTAAAAGAAATTGTTAAATGCGGTAAAGACCCTTCATACTTTATAAATAATTATTGTAAAATCTCTCACCCTATGAAGGGTCTTATACCATTTAAAACCTACCCTTTTCAAGATGATGTAATACAAGATTTCAAAGATTATCGTTTTAATATTATTTTAAAAGGGAGACAATTAGGTATATCAACCACGACTGCTGCATATGTAGTGTGGTTGATGTTATTCCACCGCGATAAAAATGTTTTAGTTATTGCAACTAAATTTGCTACTGCTGCCAACTTAGTCAAAAAAGTAAAAAACATAATGCAAAATGTTCCTCCTTGGCTGAGAATAGCAAATATTAAAATAGATAATAGAACTTCATTTGTTCTCTCTAATGGTTCTGAAGTTAAGGCCGCATCTACATCAGGAGACGCCGGCCGCTCAGAAGCATTATCTTTATTAGTTATAGACGAAGCAGCGCACGTTGAGGGACTTGAAGAGTTGTGGACCGGTCTATATCCAACTTTATCAACAGGCGGTCGATGCATAGCATTATCAACTCCTAATGGCGTTGGTAATTGGTTTCACAAAACATACATAGAAGCTGAACAAAATATTAATGATTTTCATACAATTAAATTATTATGGGATGTACATCCGGAAAGAGATTTAAAATGGTTTGAAAAAGAAACCAGGAATATGTCCCGTAGACAAATAGCGCAGGAGTTAGAATGTTCTTTTAATGCTTCTGGTGAAACAGTTATTTCTTCTGAAGATTTGGAAAGAATATTAGAATGTTCAAGAGAACCAAATTATAAAACTGGATTTGATAGAAATTTATGGTTGTGGGAGAAATATGATTCTTCTGCAAGTTATTTATTGGTTGCAGATGTTGCCAGAGGAGACGGAGCAGATTTTTCCGTATTCCATTTATTAAAATTAGAAACGATGGAAGTTATAGGAGAATATCAAGGAAAAGCAAATCTAGAAGATTTCTCTAGTATTTTAGACTCAGTGGGTAGAGAATTTGGTAATTGCTTACTGGTGGTGGAAAATAACAGTTTAGGAATTTCTGTACTTGAAAAACTACAACAAAAGAACTACCCAAATCTATATTATTCTGTTAAAGGAACTCATGAATATATAGATAATGTTAAAGCGGAATATATGAATAATTCAGTTCCAGGGTTTACTACTTCAACTAAGACGAGACCATTAATAATTGCTAAATTAGAAGAGTTTATCAGAAATAAACTAATTACTATATATTCTAGCAGAACTGCCAATGAATTTAAAACTTTTATTTGGAATAATAACCGCGCCGAGGCAATGCGTTCTTATCATGATGATTTAATTATATCTCTAGCAATTGCTTGTTGGGTAAGAGATACAGCCCTTACAGTAAATCAAAGAGATATACAATATAAAAGAGCAATGGTAGACGCTATGAAATTAAATTCTAAGAAAATACAAACAACAATAGCAGGAATGGAAGGACATAGACAAGGTTTTTGGAACGATAATGCAAAAAAAGAAATGCAACAACAAAAAGATTTTCTTTGGATCATTAAAGGATAATAATAATGGCTAACAGAAATAGAAGAATAAGTAGAAACTCTAATACTAGAAATCCACAATCAGAATTATTTAAAGCTTTAACTAAGGTTTTTTCTGGGCCTCTTGTTAGTCGTAGAACCCAAACCGGTAGAAAGTTAAGAAGATATCAATTAGACACATATAAAAAGAATTTTGTTTCTGCAAGCGGTTTAGAATTTAAAACCGCAAGGTCGAGCAACGCGTATAATCTACAACTTGGCATTATGAATCAACATAATCGCGCGGAGCGTTATGTTGATTTTGAGCAAATGGAATATACCCCAGAAATAGCATCTGCACTAGATATCTATGCAGATGAAATGACAACACATTCTGCTTTACAGGATATGTTAACAATTAAATGTACTAATGAAGAAATCAAATATGTTTTAAATTCTTTATATCACAATATTTTAAACATAGATCATAATCTTTTTGGTTGGTGTCGGTCTATGTGTAAATATGGAGATTTCTTTTTATATTTAGATATAGATGAACAAATTGGTATAAAAACTGCTATTGGACTTCCTTCTAATCAAATAGAAAGATTAGAGGGTGAAGACGAAACTAATCCAAATTATGTCCAGTATCAATGGAATTCAGCAGGATTGACATTAGAAAATTGGCAAATTGCACATTTTCGTATTTTAGGAAATGATAAGTATGCACCATACGGAACTTCTGTACTTGAACCCGCTCGACGTATTTTCAGACAATTGATTCTTTTAGAAGATGCGATGATGGCATATAGAATTGTTCGTTCACCAGAAAGAAGAGTTATCAAGGTTGATGTTGGACAAATTCCACCAAATGAAGTAGAACAATATATGCAAAAAGTTATTACTTCCATGAAGAGAAATACAATTGTTGATGAAACTTCAGGTAGAGTCGATCTTAGATATAATCCTTTATCTGTTGAAGAGGATTATTATATTCCTGTTCGTGGTGAAAGCAAAACAGATATAACTGCTTTAGCTGGAGGAACTTTTACAGGAGATATAGACGATGTTAAATATTTAAGGGATAAACTATTTTCTGCTTTAAAAATACCAGCATCATATTTGACGAATTCAGAAGGAGCAGAGGAAGATAAAACTACATTAGCACAAAAAGATATTCGTTTTGCAAGAACAATACAAAGACTTCAAAGACCAATTATTTCTGAACTAGAAAAAATTGGAATTATTCATCTTTATACTCTAGGATATAGAGGAGATGACTTATTGTGTTTTTCATTAGCTTTAAATAATCCTTCAAAAATTTCTGAATTGCAAGAATTGGAACACTGGAAGCAAAAATTTGATGTTGCCTCATCAGCAACTGAAGGATATTTTTCACGTCGTTGGGTAGCAGAAAAATTATTTAATATGTCTCACGAAGAATATAATCGTTGTCAACGTGAAATTTATTATGATAGAAAATTTGATGCTCAAATTGCAGCCGTTGCAGAGAAAATGCAAGAGGAGGCATCAGGAATATCAGCAGGACTTGGAACAGATTTAGCCTCTGAACTTGGCGGCGGTGAAGAACTTGGCGGCGGTGAAGAACTTGGCGGCGGTGAAGAACT